GCTCTTCCGATCTGGGGCCATCATCGTTGCTTCATATGGTACGTTTTCTACAGGCATCAACATCAAAAGATTACACAACGTTATCTTCGCAAGTCCTTCAAAGTCCAGAGTTCGCAACCTACAATCGATTGGTCGTGTCCTAAGGAAAGGCGAAAATAAATCTCAAGCAACGTTATACGACATTGCAGATGATATCTCTACAGACAGAGGTAACAACTATACACTCAACCATTTAATGGAGAGAGTCAAAGTCTATAACGAAGAAAAATTTAATTATGAAATCATAGACGTAAAAGTAAAAACTTATGATTAGTTACGCAAGACACGATGAAGAATTTTATGGAGTATTCAAACTCCTCAATGGAGAAGAAGTATTAGGTAAAGCAGTGCTTACTGAGGATGAAGGAAACACTCTTGTCTTTCTTCAAAATCCTGTTTGCACACAAGTTATTACTAAAGAAAGTGATGATGGACGCACTGTTAGAGGTGTAGGTTTTGCCAAATGGATGCAGTTTTCTGATGAAGATTTCTTTATTATACAAGAGAAAGATATTCTAACTGTTGCAACAATGAGCAAAGAAGTTTCATTTTTATATGAATTATATATTCTAGGAGATGATGATGAAAAGAAGGTTAGTCCTGAACCTGAAATGGGTTACTTAGGAAAAATTGATGAAGCAAGAAATCTCTTTGAAAGAATCTATAAAAGCTAGAACTTGATCTGAACCCTTACATGGTTATTCTACAGAGACTTGACGATTCTGTCAAGTGTGTTATAATATAAACAAAGCAGGTAACATATGAAAACAACTGTAAAAAAACAAAAACAACATTACGTTGATAATCAAGAGTTCCTTGCTGCTATTATTAAGCATAAGGAAAGAGTATATAATGTTGCTGTAAAAGAAATTCCAGGTCTTGCCGACATGGATGATGATGAACAATTTACCACTTTAAAAAATTGGAAGAGTCCCAATAAACCTAGAGTAGGAAATTATATTGGTAGTTGTTTCTTAAAGATCGCAACTCATTTATCATATCGACCTAACTTTATCAACTACATGTATAAAGATGATATGGTTTGTGATGGTATTGAAAATTGTATTCAGTATATTGATAACTTTAATCCAGCAAAATCTAAGAATCCGTTTGCATACTTCACACAGATTGTGTACTATGCATTCCTAAGGAGAATTGCAAAAGAGAAACGTCAGTTAGATATCAAAGACAAGATTCTAGAGAAGTCTGGATACGACCATGTGTTTACAGTTGACGGAGAAGGAGGATCCGAGTATAATCAAATGAAGTCCCGTGTAGAGATGAACTCCAAACGCTGATCATGTTTCCTAATATTGTCTATGATAACTTTTTTGAAAATCCTGATCTTGTAGTTGACTTAGCAAACTCATTAGAGTATAAAATGGGTGATGGTTCTTGGCCAGGAGTAAGAACTGATGATATAGGGTATCATCATCTTGAATTTAAAAAATTGCTTATGGATAAAATCTGTAGGATATTTTATCCTGACAGCAATTATCAATGGTATGCAAAAACAGTATTCCAGAAAGTTGAGGGAATGCATGAAGACAAGTATCATATAAAAAATCGTGGTTGGATTCATAAAGATAAAAATCGTCTAATTGGAGGAATTATTTTTCTTAATAAAAATCCAGAGGAAGATACAGGTACTTCACTTTACACATCAAAAAAAGTGGTAGTACCATATTCAGACGAGCAAGACAGTTGTAAAAAAAGGTGGTATACTGGACATGATGTTTCTGATGAAGAATACAGAAATTGTTTTGATTCAAATTCTGAAAACTATAAACAGACTCTAGCAGTAGAGAATGTTTATAACCGATTATTCATGTTTAATGGAAGTAGTTATCACGGTGTTAACACCTATGGATCTATTGGTAATACCAGATTAACATTACCAATCTTTTTTAGTACTATTCAACATCCCGAGTTCAATTTTCCAATGTACAGAGAATGAAAATTTTATTGATAACTGATCAGCACTTTGGTGTTCGCAATGACAACCAATCGTTTATAGATCATTACAGAAAATTTTATGGTGAGGTAGTTCTCCCCTTCATCGATTCACATAATGTCTCCAAAATTCTTTGCCTTGGAGATACCTTTGATAAACGTCGCTCCATCAACTTTATGTCATTGGAAGCAGCAAAGGAGATGTGGTTTACACCTCTACAAGAAAGAGGTATTGTGATGGACATGCTAGTAGGAAATCATGATATTTATTACAAAAATACTCTACGAGTTAACGCCCCAAGTGAGTTACTGGGAGAATACAACAACATCAACGTCATCACAGAGCCTACCACTGCTGTTTACGATGGTCTTCCTATACTCCTTCTCCCTTGGATTTGCGATGAAAATCGTACAGAAGTTCTGGAGAAACTAAGAACTACTGAAGCAAAAGTATGCATGGGGCACCTGGAACTCAATGGATTTGAAGCCCATCCTGGACACGTTATGCAAAATGGTATGGATGCTAAACACTTCTCAAAGTTTGAAAGGGTGTTTAGTGGTCACTATCACATGAAGTCTACTAAAAAAAATGTTACTTATCTTGGAAATCCATACCAGTTATACTGGAATGACTATGGATGCAAGAGAGGGTTTCATGTTTTTGATACGGACACTATGAAAACTACTTTCCATAGAAATCCCTTTGACGTTTTTCATAAACTCTACTATAATGGTGGAGTTGTTCTACCTGATGAAAACGAACTCCAAGGAGCATTTGTTAAATTAATTGTAGAGGAAAAAGGTGACTACTCAAAGTTTGACTATGTTGTGAGTCAACTTCAAGATATGGGTCTCGGTGATTTAAAAATTATTGAAGACTTAGGTGTTGAAGTAAATGATTCTAAAGTTGTAGAAACCGAAGATACAATGACTCTTCTTGATAACTACATAGATGGAATAGATCTTAAAGTGAACAAGTCCAACATTAAAAATGTTATGAGATCCTTGTATATGGAGGCAGCAGAAATTTAATGTTCGTTTTAACAGACATAGAATCGGGTGGTATCTATGCTGTAAATAGCAAAGATTACAACAAGACAGTGACTGTATTTGAAGATCGAGATGATGCTGAAAGATATGTGCTATTATTAAATGCTGAAGATTATGAAGAGGATCTAGAAATTACTGAAGTAGATTCTGCTGTGATTGCTATTAATTGTAATACATATGGATACAATTATTCAATTATAAAAAAAGACGACCTTATTATTCCCCTGTAATGATTACATTTGAAACTATTCGTTGGAAAAATTTCCTGTCAACAGGAGACCAGTGGACTGAGATTAATTTTTGTGAGTCTGCATCTACATTAATTGTAGGTTCTAATGGCGCAGGGAAATCCACTATGTTGGATGCCCTGTGTTTTACTTTGTTTAATAAACCATTTCGTAAAATTAATAAAAATCAATTAATCAATTCTATTAACGAAAAGGGAACTAAAGTTGAAGTCTGTTTCTCTATCGGTAGAGATGAATATCGTGTCTTTAGAGGTATTAAACCTAACGTATTTGAAGTATATAAAAACAATAAACTAGTTGATCAGGATGCTGCAACTAAAGATACCCAAAAGTATCTTGAGCAATCTGTACTCAAACTAAATTATAAATCATTCACTCAAGTTGTCATTCTTGGATCTAGTACTTTTGTTCCTTTCATGCAACTTACTGCTGCTCATAGGAGAGAGGTAATAGAAGACCTTTTAGATATTCAAATTTTTTCAAATATGAATTCTTTACTAAAGGATCGGATTCGTTCAGCACAAAGTCAGAATACTGATTGTGGTCACATGCTACGTCTCTCAAAAGAAAAATTAGAAAGTCAACAAAGATTAATAGATTCATTACAAGAAGTTAATTATAATCGTCAAGAAGAAAAACGTAAACGTTATGATAAAAACTCTAAACGTATTGAAGAAGTAAAGATTAATAATATCAAACTTAAAGATGAAATTGTAATTCTTGAAGAACAGATGGGGGATGTTGAACCTCAGAAAAAATTTATTCGTAAACTTCGTCAAGGTCAAGCAGATAAAAAATCTGAACTTAAATTGATTGCAAAAAATCTTAAGTTCTTTAAAAATCATGATGTGTGTCCTACATGCACTCAAGATATAAGTGCATCATTTAAAACTAATCAAGTTGGTTCTCTGACAGGTTCTGGACAAACAATTGCTACAGAGATTGAAGCGTTTACTAAAGATATTACGGAAGCAGTAGACGTTGTTACTAAGATGGAGGAAACTTCTTCAAAATTATATGAGGTTCGTAGTGATGCTACGGCACAAGAAAGAGAGATTGTTCGTATTGAAATGGAAAATCTTGAGATCTCTAAACAAATTATTGAACTGCAACAGAGCACTCCTAACATCGATCACGAAAAAGAAATTCTTTTTAATTTTCGTAGGGAGCATAATGATACGGAAAAAGATTGTTCTGCAGTCAGTCAGCAATTAGATGAGTTTCAAGTTGTATCTTCCTTATTAAAAGACTCTGGAATTAAAAGTCAGATTATTAAAAAGTACGTCCCTATCTTCAATCAACTCATCAATAAGTATTTGCAGAGTATGGATTTCTTTGTTAACTTCACATTAGATGAAGAGTTTAATGAAATTATTAAGAGTCGTTTTCGCGATGAGTTTTCTTATGCCTCATTCTCTGAAGGTGAGAAACAAAAGATTGATCTAGCACTTTTGTTTACTTGGAGAGAAGTTGCTAGAATGAAGAACAGTGTTGCTACTAACTTACTTATTCTCGATGAAGTATTTGATAGTTCATTGGATGCTTCTGGCACTGGAGAACTTCTTCAAATTCTTCGCAGTCTTGGAAAGGACACAAATTTGTTTGTTATCTCACACAAGGGAGATATCCTTGTTGATAAGTTCTTGCGAACACTGAAGTTTGAAAAGATTAATGACTTTTCAAAGATGTCTGATGAGTCCTAAATAAGTTTGATTGAGGAGAAAACTTTTGCTTTCTACACAGTACAGACTGCGCTTAGAATTCATTTGTAAATGTATTGCAAATGGTGAAGAGGTTAAACTAGATGACATGATCTGGGCAGAGAAGTTGGCAAAGAGTCATACTACTGCCAGAGATTGGTTACAAAAAGCACGAAGACAATCTTCTCAAGAAATTGAAGAAGGTAGTACCGACGATTTTCTGAATAGGATGGGAC